TAATGTATCCTTACGAGATAAACTTAGGAAATGCTTTTTAAAGTGTGTTTTAATTGGTGTTTCTTTAGATTTTATAAAACGATTACAGGTGTTATATATAATTTCGTTAAAAAACAAATATCCATACTCACAATTGCCAAACAAAATTTCTGGAGTAGCTGATAAGACTAAAAGTTTTTTCAAAGATATATTATTCTCTTTTAAAACTAAAATTAAGGGATTAAGTAGTTCATCAATCCAAGAAATATTACCAGGTTCAGAACTAATATCATAAATTAAGTACGCACCTTTTTTTAATTCTAATAAAAGATCAGGAAAATAAGATTGATTAAGTATTTTATCCGTATTTAAAGTAGTAGGAAACCAAAATAGTTTTCGAGCGAATTTAAAAGGTTTAATTTCCTCTCTGAGAACCCAATTGCCAGCAGATAAACCAGGCTGTAAAGTTTTATTATGAAAAAAACTTACTTCATACATAGCAGAGCTTTTTCAACATAATTATCATGTATTTGATCAAATTTACTAAATAAATGTTCTGCATTTCGTTTAGCATTGTCATAAGTTTTTTGTAAGGGGTGTGAAAAAAAATTTTTAGCGATATTAAGAACGTTTTCAACTCTCTTGTTATAATCAGGCTCTAAATCATATGTATCATCAGGTCCAAAGTCATTAAACCCGTAATATGTTTTAAGTGTAGTTAGAGTTTTATAATCTCCTAAAAATAAAAGAGGAGTCTCAGACGACACACATTTAAGAAATTTTTCAGTTAAAAAGATATGTTCATTTGTAGCAGAAGTTTCACATACAATTTCAAAACTGGAATAAAGTTGTTTTTCATCTATTTGTTGAGCTAATGATTGTAATTTATAAATATTATTATCTAAAGTTAGACTTGCAAGTTCATGTTTAGGTTGAATTTCAAAAAAGCTACAATAACCTTTAGCACCTAAGTCTGTGTAATTTTTAAAAGAATCAAAATATATCTGTCTATGTTTATGAGGTTTTCTATTGAAAGACACAAAAAAATCTTCGTGCTTAATTTTAGTGGATAAGTCTTGAAATCTAAAGCGTAACCAACCAAAAAAAAATAATAGGATAAGGAAAGTTTTTTATTATTGGACCAACATAGTAAACTGGTCTGTCTAGATTGTGCATCCAGTTTAGCTTTTCTTTTAAAAAATAAGGAGGATCAGCAACATCTACTGCAAGGACAAAATCTCCTTGAAGATTATTGATTGATTTATCATATTGATTAAACCAAGTCAAATCAACCACATCATAATTACCAGAAATTCTCATACAAATAAAGTCGATTACCTTAAGAGTAATCGACTTCATAGCACAATCATCTTTAACGGTCGTAAAAAATTTATGTGATTTCTGTAGCGGACACACGATAGCTTTTTACACTAATATTACTATTAGCCTCAGAAAATCCTTTTGCACTACTTATACTATCAGAAAGCAATATCATGATATTAGGTGCTACATTTGCCTCGAACCTATCTTGTACATTGAAATCTAATTCGTTCCATTGAGCACTTGGAAAAGATACAGTTAGTATATTTCCATAGTTAGCTTCTGGTTTTCTTTGCACAAAAGCCGTAGCACTTTGAAAAGTGCTATTTATTTTAGTTTGCATTACAGAGAGAACTGCAAAACTGGCATTTGAAAAAACGTTAGACATCTAAACTCCATTCTAAATAAGACGAACCCCAATCGAGGTATTTTTCTATTAAATCTATATCATCTTGACTACTCATTATAATATCTTCTTGAGCAAAATGCAACTGGCAATTATTGGATAATGCTGTTTGATAAATTTTTTGTCTATGCTCGACATTATCGGGTAAACTGTAAATACTAAGCATTACTATATTATCAATATTATTAGTTAGAAATTGCAAATTAGGTAAGTGATCTAAATATTCATTTTCAAACTGATAGTCATTTAAAATTATATCGTGTTTATCTAAATACTTATCTATAAAAGCTCTTTGAAGATTTAAAGGAAGATGTTTTGTGTACTTTGAATTCCAACCTACGTAAGACACAAAAGACAGAGAGGTATTAATTTTATCTTTTGATCTATCTAATTTCCAATCATAAGGAATTCTGAAATATTGTCCAGGATATTTACGACCGTAGTTTTCACCTTTTATCATAATTCTTAGATCCATGCTAACACGAGTAACTCCTGTATCATTATTAACGTTGCCATGGATACATTGCTGGTTAAATAACCATGACTGTCCAGGATCAAGTTTTATGTGATGCGACTTCGAATCTGAATAATCATTGAGATATTCTTGTGACCATTTCTCTTTGATACTACGTTTTGTAATATCAACACTCGTGTCGTAATCTAACATATGCATTGAGTTATTACCCCAACACTTTGTAAATGGTGTCCAGATAGTTCTGAGACCAGTACCATTTCCAACAAATATACCTTGATGATAGTTTAAAATTCTACCAGCTTTTACTTGGTCTGGTATTACTACGCGGAGTGTACCAAAACGTTGTATTAAAAACTCTTTACCATCGACCAAAGGATTTATATTCTCAGTAAGAAAATCATCTAACATCTCCATGAATTCAAGTGTTTCACAGCCATCTGAAACATATCTCTGTAAAGCACCTAATTCTCTAACAGGGACATGACAATGAATTGTCTCAAGTGATTCAACATCAGGATATTTATTCCAAACCCTATTTAGTGCCCACTTAGGAAAATTGTATTTTTCTAAATCATAATTTAGAACATCATTATTAAAGTTTTTAACCATATTGTTTATCCATATGTGATTGTAAATTTTGGGACAAATTAAAATCCCAAGTTTTGTTAAGAAAATGATTATAGTTGTGTTCTACAATTTCATTTAATAAATGTAGTTTTTTGTAGAGAGCTGTTACGTCTAATGAACATAACTTTTTTACTTCATCAAATAACATTAAAAATCGTTTATAAAATATTTCCTCTTCATCATAACTCTCATCTATAATATCAGAAAAAGTTTTGAATCCCAAACTTTTTAACCAATTAAGAGAATGTGGATTTCCCAAAAGTAAAAAAACATTTTTTGAAAGAATAGCTTTAAATGTTTTCTCTGTAACACACAACTTATTATGTGCTACACAAGTTTCTGATACTATTTCAAAACACGATTTAGAACTAATAAATTTATGTAAATCATATGAGTGTGTTGCTAAAGATTTCTTAACAGGATCATCTAAAGTATGTTTTAGAAATCCATACTTTATAAAAGACTTTAAATCAAAGTCTTTAGTTGAGCTGAAAATAATTTTCACTAACCTTAACAATTCTAAATCTGAGGAATGAATACTTTGCTCTGAATAACGATTGTGAGATATAAAATTATTAGTCAAAGAGTTGGTATGAAAATAGGTATTTATTAACATTCGTGGTATAGAGTCTCTAAAAGACATAAATAAAAAATGTTTTGATGGTTTGTTATCAGTTTTTAGAATAAATTCAGAATCTTCAAAGCATCTCTTAGTGTACTGAAGCAAGTTATTATAATGAATATGTTTGTAAGGTCTTTTTATCCTATTAGGTCTAATAAAATTAATATAACTATCAGTCGCTAAATCAAAGAATAAATTATCGGGCGAAGGGCTAATTATTATTAGTCTATACCAGGGAATATTATATTTTTTAAAAAAATTAAAAACTGTATCTTTGTACGATGTTTCTACATCTTTAATATGAATGGGGTCTTGTGAATAATCAATTATAAGAT